ATCCGGCCCGATGCCGGTAACGCCCTGCCGATTCCGACGATCGATGACACCAGCAACTCCGCGGCGCAGGGTTCTGAAAACACGGCTGTTACCGCCGTGGATCTGACCTTCGGCCAGGTGACCCTGAATGCCTACCGTTACGAGTCGTTGGTGCTGGCCAGCAACGAGTTGCTACGGGATAGCGGCATCGACATCGCCGGCGAAATCGGCGCCCTTCTGGGCGAGCGGGTTGGCCGGAAGGAAGCTGCCGAGTTCGCCACGGGTTCCGGGTCCAGCGCGGCCCAGGGCATCGTGACCGGTTCGTCGGCTGGCGTGACCGCGGCATCCGCCACGGCGATCGCCATCAACGATGTCATCGGTCTGGTGAACTCGGTTGATGCGGCCTACCAGCCGAACGGCGCCTTCATGATGCATCAAAGCATCTGGGCGGCGCTGCTCAAGCTGCAAGACTCCACCGGTCGCCCGCTGGTGTCCAACTACATCGACGGCAACCAGCCCAAGCTGTTGGGCTACCCTGTCATCCTCAACAACAACATGGCATCCACCATTGCTACCACCAACAAGACGATCCTCTTTGGTGATTTCTCCAAGTACTACATCCGTGAAGTCGGTCAGCTGGAACTGATCCGCCTGAACGAACGGTACGCCGAGAAGTACCAGACCGGCTTCATGGTGGTCGGTTTCCGTGACGCCAAGGTGGTCCAGTCTGCCGCCATCAAGCGCCTGACGCAGGCCTAATTGGTTGACCCGAATTCAGGAGAACTGACATGAAAATCCAAATCATCGAACCGATGGTCGGGGACTCGTTCTCCTGGATTCCGGGTGACATTGTCGAGGTGGATCAGGCGGAAGGTCTCCGTCTGGTTCAGGCTGGCCGGGCCTTGTCCCTGTCTGCGGATGAGGCCCCGGCTGGTGAGACTCCCGAGAGCAAAGCCAAGGCTAAGCGGGAGAAGCGGTAAATGGCGTACGGCGAGACCCTCAGCCTGAAAGTTATCACCGCCCGGGCCAACCCGGCGGTGACTCTTTCGGATGCCAAACTGCACCTGAGGGTTGATGGATCGACCGAGGACGCCCTGATCTCGGCGCTGGTGTCCGCGGCGACCGACATGGTCGAGCGGAGGACACGCCGTTCACTAATACATCAGACATTCCGGTGGACTTTCGACGGATTCCCCGGGGGGCCGATCGAGTTGCCGCGGAGCCCTGCGGTCTCCCTGACGGTGAGCGCGGTGGATTATCCACGGATCCGTTATTACGACGAGAACGGCGACCAGCAGACGCTGGTGGAAGATACAGACTATTTCCTTGACCTGGACAACAACCCGCCCAGTTTGCAATTGTTCGCGGATGGTGGCTGGCCCTTGACGCAGATGAACCGGCCCAAGTCGGTCGAGGTGGATTTTGTTGCCGGTTATGGCGCTTCCTCCACGGATGTTCCCGAACTGTTGAAGGTCTGCGTCAAGATGCTGGTGGGCCACTGGTTCGCCAACAGGGAAGCGGTGGGCGTGGTGGGGACGGAAGTTCCGTTTGCGGTCGAATCCATCTTGTCGATGTACCACGATGGAGGCTTTTGATGCCTCCCCCGGGGGAACTCACCAAGCGCATCAGCCTGCAACAGCCAACGGACACGGTTGATTCTTATGGTCAGCCAACCCGCGGGTGGACAACCTACGCAACCGTCTGGGCGCAGATCGTCCCCACGGGTGGGTCGGAGCCTTCCGTGGGTGATGAGCAGCAGCAGGAACGGGTTCACCGGATCATCATCCGCTACACCGCGGGCATCTACTCGACCCATCGGGCCCTTTACGGGTCGCGGGTGTTGAATTTCCAGTCGGTGGTTGACCCGGATGAGCGGCATGAGTGGCTGGAGATCGAGGCCACCGAGCGGACGGGGTGACCCATGGGCAACTGGGCCTTCCGTGTCTCCGTTGACGGCATGCAGGAACTCATGGGGAAGCTCCAGCAGTTTCCCAAAGAGATCAACTCATCATTAAAGCGGGCCGGCAGGAAAGCGAACACGCTGGTCCTTCAAGTGATGCGGACCAAGGTCCCGAAGAAGGGGAAGAAGCGCCGCATCAAGAGATCGGCGACCATCCGTGAAGCGGTCACTGATCTGGTAAAGGGTTTGGCTAAGTCGCTGAAGTCGCGGCTGAAGTTTGCCAAAAAACGAAATCGGCCCGCAGCGGCAGTAGTCAAACCGTCCAAGCGGCGGCGGAAAACCTCCACCGTCAATTACCTTGGCCAAGCCATCAAGGGGGTCTACAAATCCGCGGTGCGTTCGGCGGGCCGGTTCCTTCGTGGCGACCGGACCAAAAGAAAACCCAAGCAGTATTTCAACGCCGTCCTAGAAGCAGGGCGTACAGGAATGCTACGGAAGTCCCTTGGCAGCAAGGTGGGCATTCATCGCCAGACGGGCGCGGTTTACGCCATGGCTGGTCCGCGTCGAAAGACTGACGGGTTCATCACCAAGGCATGGAGTCCTTGGACCAAGAAGACCATCGATGTGATTCCTAGCAAGTACGCGCACTTGGTCGAGCGGGGCCATGTGGTGGTGATCCGCGGCAAGGTGGTTGGGAGGGCCAAGGCGAGGCCCTTCACGCGTCCCAGCTATGACGAAGTGAAGGGAAAGATCGAGTCCCTGACCGCCACGGTGTTGCAGGAGGAGTTGGACAAGCTGATGTCCAGGCGTGGGACGGCCCCACTCGGAGGTGAATCATGAGCGCGTTGGGCCGGATCGCCCGTGAGTTCTGGACGGGCCAGACAGGCTATGCCGCGGCGATCCCCGGAGGCATTCACCCCGACATCGCCCCTGTTGGTACGACGATGCCCTATGTGGTTTACACCGGGGTTTCCCGTACGGCGGTGGGCTTGCTCAACGGCACCACAACGGCGCAGACGGAGCGCGTCCAGTTCACCGTATGCAGCATGAGCCGGTCGGAGGCGCAAGTCGCGGCCAAATGGCTGGGCGACCGGATCAGGACATCGCCGGGCCGGCAATCGGTCGGCACCGCCACTATATTTCAGTGGAATATAGAGGACGAAACCGGATCCGCTGAAGTCCTTGGTGATGGCAGCGATGAAGCGGTTCGCACGGTTGATGTGGATCTCATTGGCACATTCAAGGAGTCTTAAACATGCCTGATCCGGTATTTCCTCAGGGCACCACGGCGACCATCAAGGACGAACCGTCCGGGAGCGCCACCACTCTCACCGATCTCGTTGATGTCAACGGCAACACCCGCTCCAAGCCCATGGCGCGGATTGATGGCCTTGGCGATACCGAAGAAAAATTCAAGCCCATTGACAAGAAGGCGCTTGGTACTGTCGCTTTTGTGTTCCATCTGACGGATGACACCATCGCCACAAACCAGCGCACAACGCTGGAAACCAAGTGGTCCAGCAACCAGAAGGTGACGATCAAGGTGAACTACCCCGGGTCGTTCGACAATACCACGGCGATCTGCACCTACACCGGTTACATCGAAAGCATCGAGGACGGCGGATCAACCCGTGATGGCACCGATCCGATCCGTTACACGGTCACATTGCGGGTTACAAACTGATTTTGTCGATAGGAGGGGGATGATATGGGGTTGGCGGAACAGATTGTCGCGGCGGCAGGAAAACCTCGGGTGGAGAAGGTCCATGTCCCTGAATGGAACATGGACATTCATGTTCGCGAGTTGCTGGCCGGTGAGCGTGACAAGTTCGAGGGGCAACAGGCTCTCAACCGCGGCAGTGCCAAACTGTATCAGAACTTCCGGGCGCGGTTCCTGGTGCTGACCGTGTGTGATGAGTCCGGAGTCAGGGCATTCCAGGACAACCAGATAGACACCATCGCCTCCCTGCCGGTGGCGGGTGTTGACCGTTTGTTTGACGCAGCCTGCAAGCTGAACCGCATCGGGCCCAGCGATGTCGAGGATCTGGAAAAAAACTCCGACAAAACCCCATCCGCCGAGTGATGTTTGCCCTGGCGGCGACGCTGGGGATGACTGTTGGCGAGCTGGGCCAGCGGATGGGGTCGGCTGAATTGTCCGAGTGGATGGCCCTGCTGAAAGTGGAGCCGTGGGGACCTTACCGATCGGACTTGTCCGCGGCTATTGTTGCATGGAGCGCGGCGGCGCCGTGGTGCAAGGAGGCGAGGCTGGGAGATTTCCTGCCGGACTACGGCGGGGGCGAGAAAGAGCCTGAGACCGAGGAACAGGCGATGGACCGGATCCGTCAACGGCTGGTCGCGCTGGGTGGGAGACCTGTGGATGGCCAGCCTAAGCCGGGTTAATGTCCAGATCGGTTTTGATGGCCAAGGCGCCATCTCCGGCATGGCCCGGATGGAGCAGTACCTCAAGAAAATCTCGGAATCCCTGGACGCCACCGGCAAGAAGGCGGAGGAGACCAGTAAGAAAGTTTCCGGTGGCGGTGGAGGCGGCGGATTCTTCACGGAGATCGCCGCGGGCGGTTTCCTTGCCGTTACCGCGGTCAAGAGTATCTACTCGCTGGTGTCCGGGTTCGTCGAACTGGGTTCGCAGATGGAATCCTTGACCGCGCGCGCCTCCCTGCTGGCCGGTGGCTGGGACAAGGCGCAGACCTCGATGAAGTATCTCCGCATCATCTCCATGCAGTCGGGTATTTCATTCGGTGAATTGGCCAAGTCGTTTTCAGATCTTCAGGAAGCGGGGTTCTCCGCGGATGCCTCCACCGGGACCATCAACCAGTTCTCCCGGGCCGCGGAGGCCCTTGGGACTGGTGGCATGGCGTTCCTGACGGGCGCCTACAAGTCGCTGATGGGCCAGACGATGGCCACCCCCCCGAACCTCGACGGAATGGAGGGCAAAG